GTCCCTTGGGACTCCCTTTCTATCTGGCTTTTGGTCCAGATTTCAATCACGGTTATCCGTGATCTTCGGACGTGCGGATTTCCAAACAGGAGAATCCAATGGTAGCACCCATCAAAGGGCCTACGATCTATAGCACGCCGATCGCCAACATCAGTTTTGGTAGCGGTTCGACTTACGAGCGTAAGGAGAAGTATGGTCAGAAACGGCCGTACAATCTTCCACTCCCGTATCGAAAAGATTACCAAACCGTTGTTGTGGAAACCGCCACTGGTACTTACCTTCCATCGTTCCCAAATAAATCTGGGGCCGATGTGTCCTGGCGTTCCGCCCCTCGGATCGGGGGGAGCAACGCCGACAACCTTGCTTCGAACAGAGCTCTGTCGAAGTTTCAGGAGAAGGCAGGTGACCCATCCCTATGGATGGCTAACCTTATCCAGTGTCAGCAGTCTCTTGATATGATATCAGAGCGCGCCCTTCAGGGCGTACGCCTCATCCGCGCCGTTAGGCGTCGTGACGTGGGCGGGCTGATGGCTACCCTTCGCGAAATCGCAGGTGACAGCGTTAAGCTGCCCCCTCACGTGCAAGCCTCCCGGCTTAAGCGTGCGGGTTCCGCCTTATCAAACACCTCTCTTGAGGTGTTGTTTGGGTGGAGACCTTTGATTTCCGACGTGTCGCAAGCCTGCGAAGTCCTTTCAAAGGACTTCGGTACCTTCCCGGCTTCCGGGTCTGGTCAGGCTGTGGACTCCAGCTCACGAACGTGGACTGTTGCTCCATACGATTATTGGGAGGAATCCTGGTTATACCGGGTCCGTACCAAAGTCGGAGCGAAGGTTCGGATTAACAACCCGAATCTGTATCTAGCGAACCAATTAGGGCTTGTTAACCCTTTTACCACAGCTTGGGAGGTAGCTCCTTGGTCGTTTGTCGTTGATTATGTCTTGAATGTCGGCCAATTCCTCGATGGGTTAACACCCTATCTAGGTTTGTCGCTTCAAGATCTCTATTCACGATCATCGTCCGTTGGATACCGCTTCACGTCCACCCGATCTACTTGGGGGACTGGAGGCTCCGAGTCTTGTGGTTACCTTGCGAAGGATACACGTGGGGCCACGTCGCTACCCCCTGTAAGGCTCGCCTTCAGGGAATTAACGATGAAGCCCCTCCGTGCAATCACTTCGTGGTCCCTGCTGATCCAGCAGGTCAATCGACGTTCCCTCTAAACTCCATCGGAGAATGAAATGCCGGCAATTGCCAACATCACCGTCAAAAAGAACGACGGCGTCACTGACATCATCTATAACGGTGTTGTCCCCTCCAGCGGCGATAAGAACCCAGCGGTCTGGAAATACCAGGCTGCCGGGATCGCCATCGGCCAGCAACCCGAACTTCGCCTCATCGCTCGTGAGAGCGGTGTAGGTAAGCGCGAGTTGCGCGCCACGATGTTCTACCCCCAGGTGTCTACGAACTCAACGACTGGAGTTACCAGCGTTGTTCGCAAGTGCATGGGGACGGCTTCGTGGGTCTTGGACAAGGAAATGTCGGCGACTGACACCAACGAATTCGTTGCTCAGTTCGGCAACCTGCTTGCCTCCGCTCTCGTAAAGAGTTGCGTGCAATCAGGTTACTCCGCCACCTAATCCTTGAAAAGGACATTCATGATAGACGATCTACATGAATACGTGATATCCTCGATGGAATCGCTCGACTGCCCACGCAGCCTTACTCTTGCCATCTTGGCAAGATACGGGGCGTGGGAGGCTATGCTTAGCATAGACCTCGACCCGGGACATTATTCCGACTCCGACTCGTATCTTCGCGCCGCGCAAGCTCACGCTTTCGTGGAGAAGCTACCGAACATTCCCATGTTCGACCTCGCGGCCCGTAAGGCCGCTGCCATCAAAAAATGGCAGGCCGGTGAGTCAGATTGTGCTCGATCCAACGCTCGACTGAAACCTTACCTGATGAACGGCCCTTTCGAGGGCCCCAATCAAGTACGTCTCTCCATTTTCTTTGGAGATGTTCGTAAAAAGGTTTCAGAAGTGCTTGGTCGGCCTCCTTCAATCCTTGAAGGCAAGTTCGGACCCGGTAGTACCGTCAGTGACGGGTATGGTTCTACCATACCAGACAAAATCGATTCTCAGCCCACCTATACCCACGGTGCCTGGCCCTGGCTGATCAACTGGTTCAGTTGTCGCCTTGGCAAGTCCCGTGTTATACAGAATCGGCCCCCTCGCGCAGTTCGTGGTAATCAGTTCTTTACCGTTCCAAAGAATAGTAAGACTGACCGCGCCTGCGCCAAAGAGCCGTCTGTGAACGTCTATTACCAACTCGCCCTCGGTAGGACCCTCCGGTCCCGTCTCAAGCGAGCGGGTATAGACCTCGACCACGGGCAGGAGACCCACCGCAGGCTTGCCTGCGAGGGTTCCCTGTCGGGTCGATGGGCAACCATCGACTTGTCGAATGCAAGTGATACCCTGTGCAAGAATCTGGTAAAACTCTTGCTACCTCCCGAATGGTACGAGCTCCTGGCGGAGCTCCGATCCCCGACCACCCTTCTGGGTGATCGGGTGAACTATCTGGAGAAGTTCTCCTCTATGGGGAACGGGTTCACTTTCGAGCTCGAGACTCTTATCTTCGCATGCTTAGCCGCCGTTGCCGGGGGTTTAACCCTAGGTTCCGATTGCTATGTTTACGGAGATGACATCATCGTTCCGACTCACGTCGCTGACGATGTTCTTTCGAGCTTACGTTTCTGCGGCTTTACTCCCAATCGCCGGAAGACGTTTACGTCTTGGCAATTCCGGGAATCTTGCGGGGGTGACTTTTTTAACGGTGTGGCCGTCAGGCCGCATTTCGTTAAGGCTATCCCTGCGGCGCCCCAGGAGGTCATAAGCCTCCTGAATGGCGTCCGTCGCGTTAACTCGCGACGAAGAATCATCTCTCCCAAGTATTGGCTGAGATGGTATGAGCTATTACCGACCTCGATACGGGCCTGTAAAGGACCCGCCGAGCTCGGGGATATTGTCATCCATTCATCTGAATGGATGACACGCTGGAAACATTCCGTTGGGTACGTGCGCTGCTACCAACCAGTGACGAAAGCCAAGGCTCTAGTCTATGGTTATAGTGACGATACGCGTCTAACGGCTAGCCTCCTCGGCGCAGCCGCTGAAGGCTCACCCTTAGGGTGGGTCGGGCGTGGCTGCGTCGAGGGTTATAAGCTAGGGTGGGTTTGCTTCAGTTAGCCACTGAAGCGGCTTCGGCCTTTCTCGCGTGATTCGCGGGTGGAGCCCCTTTGGGGCGTAAGTAGGAGGAG